ACGTTCACTTACGTCAACCGTTGCCTTGCACGATGCCGTGCATGGGACGCCCAACTTCTTACACCCCCGCGCTAGATGCAGAAATCTGCGAGCGACTTGCTTGCGGCGAGACGCTGCGCGCTATTTGCCGTGACGATCACATGCCGTCGTGGACTACGGTCTACGAATGGCGCAAGGTGCATGCGCAATTTTCCGAACGCTTCACGCTCGCGCGCGAATTAGGTGGCGACGCAATCGCCGAGCAAGTGCTCGAAATCGCAGATACGACCAAGGTCGGCGAGCGGACTGAAGACAGCGAGCAGGGGTACAAGGTCGTGCGCGAAGACATGCTCGGCCATCGCAAACTGCAAGTCGACGCGCGCCTCAAGCTGCTCGCGATATGGTTCCCGCGCAAGTTCGGTCAACGCATCGACGTGACGACCGGTAACGAATCTCTGAACATGACACCGGACGAACGCGCCGCCAAGCTCACGGCGATCCAGGCGGCCGCCGCGTGCCGCCGCGCCGAACAGGAAGACGGCGATGACCTTCTCTAACGACTGCGCGCTGCGCCCCGCTGAACACGTGCACGAGGACTACGAGCCTTTGTGCGAAGCGCTCGACGTTGAAGCCGCGATCATCACGGCGTGCTCGAAGTGCCATAGCACGCTATTCCACATCGCCAAGGTGACGCAGGACAGCCCCACGCGGCTTTTCTGCTCGGACTGCCTGACCGAAATCACGCGATGAACGCCGCCGAGCTGGAAGCCCTGCGACCGTACATGACGGCCGAAGAACGGGCCGAAGTGGACATGCTGCTATCCACCTATACGCCACCGCTGTGGAGCCCGCTCAAAGGGCCGCAGACGATGGCGTACGAGTCCACGGCCGACGTGATCGGATTCGGTGGTGCGGCCGGCGGCGGCAAGACCGATCTCGCAATCGGCAAGGCGCTGACGCAGCACCAGAAGTGCATTGTGATCCGTAAGAACGGGACCGAGCACCTGGGTATGGTCGACCGTCTCGGCGAGATCCTTGGCGGTCGCGATGGCTGGTCCGCGAAAGAAGGCGGCGGCGGCGTGTGGACAGTGCCGAATGCCAAGGCGCGGATTGAATTCGGCTCAGTGCCGAACATGGGCGACGAGCAGAAGTATCGCGGCCGCCCGCATGACCTGATCATCTACGACGAAGCCGCGGAGATCCCCGAGTTTCAGATCCGCTTCCTGATGGCGTGGAACCGGACGACGGACGTCAAGCAGAAGTCGCAAACGCTGATGACGTTCAACCCGCCGTCGTCCGCAGAAGGTCGCTGGCTGATCGAGTTCTTCGCGCCGTGGATCGACCGCAAGTACGCCGGCACGCGTGCTGTGCCCGGCGAGTTGCGCTGGTTCGCAGCTGTCGACGGCCACGACACGGAAGTCGCAGACAGCACGCCGTTCGAGCACGGCGGCGAGCTTGTCATCCCACGCTCGCGCACGTTCATTCCCTCACGCGTGACAGACAACCCGCACCTGGTGGGCACGAACTACGTGTCGCAGCTCCAGGCGCTGCCCGAGCCGCTGCGCTCGCAGATGCTGTACGGCTCATTTGAGGCAGGCATGGAAGACGACGCAATGCAGCTGATCCCGACCGAATGGGTCGACATCGCAATGGCTCGCTGGGAGAAGCGCGACGCCAAACCGCCAATGGACTCGATGGGCGTGGACGTGGCGCGCGGCGGGCGCGATAACACGATCATCGCGCGCCGCCACGGCATGTGGTTCGACGAAGCGATCGTCAAACCCGGCAGCGCGACGCCTGACGGGCCGACGGTCGCCGGCTACACGATCGCCGCCCTGCGCGATGGCGCACCGATCCACATCGACGTGATCGGTGTCGGCTCATCACCGTACGACTTCCTGAACCAGATGTCGGTGCAGGTGTACGGCGTGAACGTGTCGGAAGCTGCGCGCGGTGTGGACCGATCCGGCAAGCTGCGCTTCTTCAACCTTCGCACCGAGTTGTGGTGGCGCATGCGCGAGGCGCTGGACCCGCTCGCGAACAACGGCATAGCCCTACCCCCTGACAAGCGTCTCGCGGCCGATCTGTGTGCGCCCAAGTGGCGCGTGCAGGGCAAGACAGTCCAGGTCGAATCCCGCGAAGACATCGAGAAGCGCATCAAGCGATCCCCGGATTGGGCCAGCGCTTACGTGCTCGCATTGATCGACACGCCCAAAGTTGCCGACCTGACGCGTTCACTTACTGGCCGGCACGCCGAATACGATCCGTACGCATATTCGATGCCTCGCAACCGTGGCGAGCACAACCCCTACGCGTGAGGAACTTGCCATGTGCGGACCCTTGATCATTGCCGGCATTGGCGCCGCAATTGCTGCGGGCTCTGCTGTTGCACAGCACGTGCAGGCCAACCAGCAGGCCGCCGAACAGCGCGGTGCCGCCGCTGATGCGACCCGCGCTGCGGGTACGGCGCAGAAAGGCACAGCCGCCGATACGTCGAACCTGAACGCAGGCGGCCAGCCCGCCGCGGCCGGCGTGAACAGCGGCCCGGCATCCACGCTGCTGACCGGATCGGGCGGCGTGTCGAACTCCGCGCTCAATCTCGGCGGTGCTGGCGGCCTTGGCTCGAACACGCTGCTGGGTAGCTGATGGCAACCCTGCTCACGAACGACCAGAGCGCGCAACCGGACGCAACCGCCGACAAACCGAGTCAATCGGGCGGCAATGCGAAGCCGGTGAAGACGCGCAAGGAACTGATTCTGCAGCGCTGGTACGCGCTGAAGAACGAACGGTCGTCGTGGATTCGTGAGTACAAGGACATCAGCAATGTCCTCCTGCCGCGTGCAGGCCGCTTCTTCGTGGAAGACCGCAACCGCGGCAACCGGCGCAACCAGAACATCTTCGACAGCACGGCCACCAAATCGCTGCGCGTGCTGGGCGCCGGGCTGATGGCCGGGGCAACGTCGCCCGCACGGCCGTGGATCGCGCTCAAGACACCGTACGACGACCTGAACAAAAAGAAGCCCGTCAAGACGTGGTGCGCCGATGTCACGAAGCTGATCCTCGACATCTTCAACCGGTCCAACGTGTACCGGTCGCTGCACTCGATGTACGAGGAAATCGGCGCATTCGGCACCGGGGTTTCGATCATCATGTCCGACTATGAGGACGTGATCCGCATGTACCCGCTGACGGCCGGCGAGTATTGCATTTCGACCAGTGATCGCGGCGAAGTCGACACGCTCTATCGCGAATTCCAGAAGACGGTTGCCCAGCTCGTGAAGCAGTTCGGTTACGAGAACGTGAGCGACAACTGCCGCCAGATGTACGACACCGGCAATCTGGACGTGTGGCGCACGGTGATCCACTGTATCGAGCCGAACGAAGACCGCGATCACAGCAAGTCCGATGCGCGCAACATGGCGTGGACTTCGACGTATCTGGAACTCGGTGGCTCGGCGGATTCACAGCAGACAGCGAACATGGGCACGACAGGCGGCGATAACGCATTGCTGTCCGTGTCGGGCTTCAAGAAATTCCGCGTGGTCGCACCGCGCTGGTCGACCTACGGCGGCGACATCTACGGCAATGGGCCGGCGATGGACGCGCTAGGCGACATTCGCCAGCTGCAGCACGAGCAGCTGCGTAAGGGCCAGGCGATCGACTACATGACGAAGCCACCCCTTCAGGTGCCGACTTCGTTGAAGAATCACGACATCGATACGCTGCCGGGCGGCATCTCCTACGCCGACTCGGCCACCCCGAACGGTGGTATCCGCTCAATCTACGAAGTCAATCTGCGGCTCGACTACCTGCTCGCCGACATCGAAGACGTGCGTTCGCGCATCAAGATGATCTTCTACGAAGACCTGTTCCTCATGCTCGCGAACAACACGAACGCGAACATGACGGCGACGGAAGTCGCAGAGCTGCACGAAGAAAAGATGTTGATGCTCGGGCCGGTGATCGAGCGCCTGCACGATGAACTGCTCAAGCCGCTCGTTGACGCGGCGTTCGACATCGTCGTCGAAGCCGGCCTGTTGCCGCCGCCCCCGCCAGAACTGGCCGGCGTGCAGTTACAGGTCGAGTTCGTCTCGATCCTCGCGCAGGCACAGAAGCAGATCGGCACCAACAGCATCGACAAGCTGACGATGGCGCTCGGCACCGTCGCCATGATGCAGGTGAACGCGCAGCAACCACCGACCGTGCTCGACAACTTCGATCCCGATGGCTGGTATCAGCAATACACCGATGCGCTCGGCACCGATCCGGGGCTCGATGTCGACCCCGATCAGCGCGACGCGACGCGCCAGGCTCGCGCCAAGGCCGCACAGCAGGCGCAGCAGCAGGCCGCCATGCAGCAGGCCGCAGACACGGCGAAAACTGCAGCGCAGGCACCGACGCAGGGTGGCGCAAGCAATGCGCTGTCCGATGTCATGAGCAATCTGTCCGGATACACAGGCGGCCCGCAATGATCTCGATGAAGCTCACCCCGGCGGAAGCCAAGTCCGAAACGATGCTGGGTGGTCCAGACGACGATGACGCGCCCGCTTATCCGTACGGCCTGACGATCTGTCTTTGCGATGAGGATCTGGCAAAGCTCGGCATCACCGAGATGCCGGCGGTGGGCAGCGTGATGCAACTCACCGCGCTCGTCGAAGTGTGCAGCGTGTCGCAATACGAGAACCAGGACGGCGCCGATAACTCGCTGTCGCTGCAGATCACCGATATGGAACTCGCCGCCGGCAACAGCGAGCCGAAGCCGCTCGCCAACCGCATCTATGGCAAATAACCGTTCACTTACCCCAGGCACACGCCCTTATTCTCCGCACTCATGAGCAGCGACTTCAACCCGACCGACCTTGCCGCACTGGACGAACAGCGTGCGGCCACAAAAGAGCAGTCGAAGTTCGAAGCCGCTGTTGAGCTGGACGATATCCGCTGGCTTATGAGCGGCAAACGCGGTCGTCGATTCATGTGGCGCCTGCTCGGCGACGCAAGGCTGTACCAGCAGTCGTTCGACGGTAACGCGAACTGGTCGATCTTCAACGAAGGCAAACGCAGCATTGCGCTAAAGCTCATGGCACAGATCCATTCGATCGACGGTGGTGCCGAGATGTACGCGCAGATGGCGAACGAATCGAAGGTAAAGGACAAACCAAATGGCTGACCCCACCACTGATAGCCAGGCGGCACCGGCAGACGCGACCAGCACGACGGCAGCGCCCGCCGACGCATCGCAGAGCCAGGCAGCAACGCCCGAAGCCAGCACCACGCAGGCAACGAGCACCGATGTACAGCCGACCGATGCAGCGAAAACGGACGACGCAGCCGCGAAGACCGATGAAGCCGCAAAGGAAGTCGTCTACGAATTCAAGCTGCCCGAAGGCGTTGACCTGAAAGGCGAAGCGCTTGACGAGTTGAAGGCGACGGCGAAGGAACTCGGCTTGACGCAGGAGCAGGCACAGCGTGTTGCAGATCTCGGCGCCAAACAGGCGCAAGGGTTCGCGGCGCAGCTGGTCGAGCAGCAGAAGACGATGACCGCCGAGTGGGCTGAACAGACCACGACGGACAAGGAAATCGGCGGCGACAAGCTGCCGGAAAACCTGGGCGTCGCAAAGAAAGCGCTCGACACGTTCGGCTCGCCTGCGTTGAAAACGCTGCTGAATCAAAGCGGTCTTGGCAATCACCCGGAAGTCGTCCGGTTCATGGTCAAGGCAGGCAAGGCAATCAGTGAAGACGGCCGGCTCGTTACCGGTGCGGCGGCGCAGGCAGATCGCGCCAACACGCCGATCGAGAACCGTCTCTATCCGAACCAGAAATAAGGGGCGCACATCATGGCCGTACTTGGCACCAAGAATCCGACGCTGCTCGACGTAGCGAAATCGCTCGATCCTTCCGGCGCAACCGCCGATGTGGTCGAACTGCTGAACCAGACCAACGAGATCCTGCTCGACGCGATCTGGACGGAAGGCAACCTGCCGACCGGCCACCGCACGACGATCCGCACCGGCCTGCCCACGGTCATCTGGCGCAAGCTGTACGGCGGTGTGCCGCCGAGCAAGTCGACCCGCGCGCAGGTCGACGAAGCAACCGGCATGCTGGAAGCGCGCAACGAAATCGATGTCGATGTCGCGAACCTGAATGGCAACACCGCCGCGTTCCGCCTGTCCGAAGCCAACTCGTTCCTCGAAGCAATGAATGAAACGATGGCGTCGACGCTGTTCTACGGCGACACGACGGTCAACGCCGAGCGATTCACCGGGCTCGCGCCGCGCTACGGCGCGATCAGCGGCGCGCCGAACGCCAACAACATCATCGATTGCGGCGGCACCGGCTCGAACAACTGCTCGATCTGGCTGATGAACTGGGGCGACCAGACGGTTACCGGCATTTTCCCGAAGGGCTCGAAGGCCGGTATCTTCCACGAAGACCTCGGCACGATCGACGCATTCGACGCGAACAACAACCGTTTCCGCGCGATCGCTGACCGCTGGCAGTGGAAGTGCGGCATTGCGCTGAAAGACTGGCGCTATGTCGTGCGCGCGGCAAACATCAACGTGTCGGATCTGACCACGCTGACGACCGCGCCGACGTTCCCTGGCGTGAACGGCACGTCGCCTGCCGACCTGATCCAGACGCTGATCCGCATGACGGCGCGTATCCCGAAACAGGGTATGGGCCGCCCGGTGTTCTACGTCAATCGCACGGTTGGCGAAATGCTGCGCGTGCAGGCGCTGAACAAGTCGCAGAACGCGCTGAGCATCTCCGAAGCACAAGGGCAGATCACGACTTCGTTCCTCGGTATTCCGATCCGCATCGTCGACGCGCTTCTGTCCACCGAAGCACGCGTCGTCTAATTCGCAGCGCAAAGGTGCGGGCCACCCCGGTGGCTTGCTCTTAAACGAAAACACAGGAGTAGTACGCCATGATCATGGACCAGCAATCCCTGTTCTCGGATGCGCAAGCGGTTACCGCGTCCGCGAATTCGACGAACGTCATCGACACCCTGCCGAGCGGCGGCCCGAACACCAAGTCGGGTATCGGCGACGGCCAGGACATCAGCCTGTTTGCCCAGGTCAACGCCGCGTTTGCGACCCTCACGTCGCTGAACGTCCAGCTCGTGTCGGCAGACGACGCCGGCCTTACCACGAACGGGATCGTCCACTTCGATAGTGGTGCGATCCCTGTGGCGTCGCTGGTTGCAAAAGCGCGCGTCGTCGCGCTCGACCTACCGTACGGCAAGTACCGCCGGTATGTTGGCCTGAAATATGTCGTGACGGGTTCGGCAGCAACAGCCGGCACGATCACCGCCGGCCTGGTCGAAGACCTGCAGACGCTCAACGGCACCACCGACTACGCGAAGGGCTTCACGGTCGCGTAATGGATGGCCGGGCTTCGGCCCGGCCCTTCAACTGAATCGGAGCGCAAGACATGGGCATCAAGGTAATCGCCGTCGCCAAGGGCTACTACGGCCATCTTCGCGAAGTCAACGACGAGTTCGAAATCGAGAACGAAGAAGCCTTTCACGACTCGTGGATGGAGCGCACCGACGGCAAGCTGACGAGGCGTGCCAAGGCCGCGCAGATGCAGGCGACTGGCAACAACCCGATCGGCGGCAAGCCGCACAACGGCGCGGACGATCTGCCGAACCCTGCCGATCTGACGTAAACGGCTCGCGTATCGGTGAGCGAATACGGGAGCCCAAGGGTTCCCGTTTCTATTTGAGGGGTATCGCGTGGCCAGCGAAATCGACATCTGCAATCTGGCGCTTGGGCACCTTGGCGACCGCGCCACGGTGTCGAGCATCAGCCCGCCGGAAGGCAGCGCGCAGGCCGAGCATTGCGCCCGGTTCTACGCGATCGCGCGCGACATGGTGCTCGAAGCGCACGAGTGGGGCTTCGCAACGAAGCGCATGAATCTCGCCCTGCTGACCGACACACCGCCGCCCGGCTTCCAGTTCGTCTATCAGACGCCCAGCGATTGCCGCAACATCATCGACCTGATCGATCCGAACGCGCCGACGTTCTATCCGATCGACGAGCGCTGCGGCCACTGGCAGGACGACGCCTTCACGATGCCGGCGGTACCGTACGAACTCGAAGCGCGCGGCGACGGCACCGCGGTCATTTACACCAACCTCGAAAACGCGATCATTCGCTACGTGGCGAGCGTCACCGACACGACCAAGTTCAGTGCGCAGGTCGTTGACGCGATTGCGTGGTTGCTCGCCGCGTATCTCGCAGGCCCGGTAATGAAAGGCGATGCAGGCGCCGCCATGGCGTCGTCGTGCATGAAGGCTTACGGGCTCAGTCTCGCTCAGGCTACGGCCAACGATGCGAACAACCGGCGCCGCTCGATCTCGCAGTCGCAGCGCCCCGCGCCCTGGATACAGAACCGATAATGCCGAACATAAAGAACCTGCTCCGCTCGTTCGCCGCTGGCGAGATCACGCCGGAACTGTTCGGCCGCGTCGATCTCGACCAGTTCCAGACCGGGTTGGCGACGTGCCGCAACTTCGTCACCCTGCCGCACGGTCCGGCCGTCAACCGCGCTGGCACGGCCTTCGTACTGGAAACCGTGGACAGCACGAAGAAATCGCGGCTGATCCCGTTCACCTACAGCACGACACAAACCATGGTGCTGGAATTCGGCGACCGGTACGTCCGCTTTCACACGCAAGGCGCGACGCTGCTCGAAGCACCGGTATCCGCGCTAGTCGTCGGCAACGTCGTGAACGCGGCGAACAGCTTTTCCGGCGGGCAATGGGTGTACGTCCAGACCGCAACCGCATCGGTCTATGGGGTCGTGCGCGACGCAACGCCGACCACCTTCAGGCTCACCGATCCTCCCGGCAACTATCTCGACCTGACGCGCGTGAATGGACCGGCCACCGCGGCGCGCGTCTACACGCTGCCCACGCCGTACGCCGAAGCGGATCTGTTCGATCTGCACTATGTGCAATCGGCCGACGTGATGACGATCGTTCACCCGAAATACCCGCCTGCGGAACTGCGCCGGCTGGGCGCGGCGAACTGGACGCTGACCAACATCAGCTTTGTTTCGTCGATGACGCCACCAACCGGTGTGCTCGCGACGGCGGTCCACGGCACCACAGGCACGCCGAACTATATCGATTACGTGTATCTGGTCACGTCGCTGTCGTCGACCGGGGAAGAATCGCTGGCCTCTGCCACGTCGATTGCGAATAACGACCTGACGCTCGCGGGCTACACCAACATCATCACGTGGTCAGTCACGCCCGGCGCGGCGCGCTACAACGTGTACCGCAAGTTTCAGGGCATTTACGCGTTCATTGCGCAGACCGAAGACACAATCGTCGTGGACAACAACATCGTCCCCGACACCGCGACCACACCGCCGGAACTGGCGAACCCGTTCGCAAACATCAACAACTACCCCAGCGCGGTCAGCTACGACCAGCAGCGGCGCGTATTCGCCAGCACGATCACGCTGCCGCAAACGCTGTGGATGACGCGCACCGGCACCGAGTCGAACCTGTCGTCGAGCACACCGTCGCGCGACACCGATGCGCTCGTGTTCCGGATCGCCGCGCGCGAAGCGAACACGATCCGCCATATCGTGCCGCTGTCAGAGCTCGTGCTGCTCACGTCCAGCGCCGAATGGGCGGTAACCGCCAACGGTTCGGCCACGCAGGCGCTAACGCCGAGCACGCTGTCGATACAGCCGCAGGGCTATACCGGCGCGTCCAACGTCGTGCCGGTGACGGTCAGCAATTCGCTGCTCTATGCGATGGCGCTGGGCGGCCACGTCGGCGAGATGACGTACAACTACTACGCCGGCGGATACGTCACGCAGGACATCAGCCTGATGGCGCCGCACCTGTTCGACTTCTTCACCATCGCGGATATGGCGTATGCGAAAGCGCCCTACCCGATCATGTGGTGCGTATCGTCGAACGGCAATCTGCTGGGACTCACCTATTCGCCAGCGAATAAGGTGTCGGCATGGCACCACCACGACACGGACGGCACGTTCGAATCGGTTTGCGTCGTCACGGAAGGCAGTGAGTCGGTGCCGTATGTGATCGTCAACCGGACGGTCAACGGGCGTCAGGTGCGCTACGTCGAGCGCATGCACAGCCGCCAGGTTGAAGCGCTCACCGACAGTTTCTTCGTCGATTGCGGCGTACTGTATTCGGGCACGTCGACAATGACTGTCGCCGGGCTCGATCACCTGGAAG